GAACTGGCATCACAGTTTTCGTCACACACTAGTTCCATGATGAAAGACTATGCAGTTGAGTCGGGAACACTTGGCGCTAATGTTGCGGCCGGTGATATCGAACGCACAACACGAATGATTGTTGCAAAAGTGAACATGATTGGCGTTCATCGCACAAATTTTAAAGTTGTGCGTGAGCGTGATGGATATCGAACCTTCGTTCAGTTGAAGTATTCTACTGATGAAGCAAACAAAATTCTACTCGCCGAAGTTCAGCGAAATCAAGCCCTCTATGCAAAGTTTCGCGCATCAAAGTCTTTTCGCGAACTTGATTCTCAATCGGACGAAATTCAAAATCAAACCCTCGAAGAAATTCGTGCAATGCAAGGAAACTAATCATGCCTAATTGATGTATAACTCTGTCTATTTGAATTGAAATTTATAGATATTTAAAATGAAAAAACTCATCCGTGATGGAAAAGTTGCAATTCTAGTTTCACCTGGCTTCGGCGCAGGCTGGTCTACTTGGAACTATGATGAACCTCAAATGCTTTATGATCCTGTTATTGCTAGAATGGTTGATCAGGAAAAAGTGGATTGGGTTGAGGTTGAGAAGTATTGTCAAGAACAATATCCAAATGCGCGCCTAGATGGTCTAGACGAACTCTACGTTGAATGGTTACCTGAAGGCACTGCATTTCGAATTCATCAATATGATGGATCAGAAAGCGTAGAAATTCGTGATGAGATGTGTTGGCAGATAGCATGATACAATTTCTTACTGGTGTTGTAGTGGGCATCATAATCTCTACTATTGGTGTATCTGAAATTGCTAAACTTCTTGATGAAAAAATTGAAAACTTTAAAACTGTAATAAAGGAACAATCAAAATGATGAAATACTGGGATACTTTGACAGAGCTTGAGAATGAAATTTTGCGAGTTCGCGAATTTAAAACTCTTGTTGCAATTGTAACAAGAGGCTTGACTGAAACCGCATCAACTTCAGAAGAAACTTCGACAGGTCTTCATATTTTGTTTAATATGATTGAAGATATTGATTCTAAGATGCATGATAGTTTTTATTCGTTATGGGATCAGGTTAGAGCAGATTCTTGTGAATCTGATGAACAATACGAAGATGAAAACTATGATGAGTTAGAAGTTGAATTGAATAAAAATTCAAATAATGACTCTTCTCGAGAAATATATAAAATTTAGTTGATTCGCCTGAAGAGAATCTAATCACAATTCAACAATAAATGATTTTGGTTTTGGCGCAGCATCTTTCAGCAGCGGCATCGACACAATTAATATTACTTCATTCGATCTTTAGACGCACACTGTAGCAAAAATTTCAAGTTTGAATAACTCTAAGCAATATGTGATTATTAGTAAAAATATCGATTAGGAATGTTGCTTTAGGGTAACATTTTTTTGAAAAAAAATCATTTTTTTGTGGAAAACTATTGACACTTGTCCAAAAACGTGTAGAATAGATTTTGTTGATTGATATTTCAAAAGGATTCGGTATGAACAAATTTCTGCGCGAAATGGAAGCGCGGTCTGCACGAACCGCAATGATTCATGAAGCTATGCGAGCTTATGAGAAATTGTGTCGAGAAAAGGACGGATCTCCTTATGCAAGAATGTCAGGCGTTATTGAATCTATGTTGACTTCTTTGGCGGCCGATCGAGTAGACTCTACCGAAGATGTTGTTCGCCAATTGAAGCTTTTGACCAAGGAGGTTGCATGAAAGGTTCGATTCGTTTTTTTCTTGGCCTTCTGATTGTTTTCGGTTCAGTTGGTGGTATTGAAACTGAAGCTGCAACTTTATTGCAGGGCAGCTTACTTGCTATTATTGGCATTGCTATTGCATACTCAGGCGCAAGTGTTTTATCAAAGGAAAATCAAAATGTATTTGGCTAAACCGTATGACCGAAACATGCTATGCTCTAAGAAATTTGAAACATTGCAAGAGTGCAAAAAGTTTCTAGATGAAATTACTGAACAAAAGATGCCTCTCGATGAATGGCTGATTTTAGGTAAGATTCTCGAAGTGTTGCCCAACGGCAGTGTACAAAAAATTGATATTGATAAAGAATCGTTTCTTTGATATACTCTTAATTATAAAATTAACTCTGGAGAAAATTTTGAATTCTTTTAATTGCTTTGATGATATTTTATGTGAAGAAGACTTCGAATATCTTGCATATCAAGCTGAACTAGAATATCGAGAGTGGCTAGAAATTGGCGCCTGGATTGATAAGGTGAATGCTCACTTGCGGGAAATCGCAAATGCCGAAAGATATATAGAAGTAGATAATGAATACCTACTCACTTTTGACTAAAATTCTTTCTTTTGGTACTCAAAAGAAAAATATTTCAAAAAGTGAAACAAAAATATAACAAAAAAGTTCTTGACGCCTGCCATAAATTTCGATCTATCTCTGTGATGGCAGGCCTTACGTGCTTACCACTTGATATTATGACAGTGATGTGTTATGATTATTTTATTAACTAATTCTTCCTGAAAGGAAATTTATTATGACGACAAAATCTCTTCAATACCTTAAGATTTTTGAGGTTCTGAAAAATGCAAATGCTCCCGTTGCCGTTTCTACAATCCAGTCTCTTAATGGCATTGTGCCAACTCGACTCTCTACTTATTTGTGGGAAATCAAAAAGAATACTGGCTTTGAAATTAAAGTAGTTCGAGATGGTCGTTCTGTAGTAAGTTACGAGCTAGTTGGCTCAGGTTCAATGCCTACTGTTACAGCAAACGTTGTTATGCCTAAGGTTGCTCCTAAAAAACTAGCAAAGTTGGCAAAACTTGCTAAAGTTGCAAATGTTTCTAAACCTAAGCAAGAAGGTTGTGAGTTTGATGCGTCTCCTTCAAAAGCAGGTGTTATTAATGTTTTAGATGAAATTAATGCTGATATTACTGACTTCGAAGATCGTTCGTTTGCTAGTGCTTATGTTCGAGGAATTGCATAAAATAACTGAATATGCATATACTAGACAGCAATACAATCAAAAAAATTGAAAATTATATCTTTGATGCGTGGGATCTGAGCTTAGCCGACAACGATACAATTAGCTATGTGTGTTCAATGTCGCAACAGTCATGTTTTCATGTTGTTTCTATAATTGAAAATTTAATTTATAGCACGACAAACTGAATGAAAATCTTATATCTTGATATGGATGGTGTTCTATGTAATTTTGAATCTCACTGGACTTCTTTGTTTTATAAAACACCACAGCAGTCGCGTGAAGACAAAAAATTCAGTGAAGACTGGAAAAATTTTGTTGAAACTAATCAATTTGAAAAACTTCCTTGGCATCCAACTGGAATTGAATTATTAGAGTTTGTTCGTTCAATTCCTAATTTGCACATTGAAATGCTAACATCATCTGGCGGTCAAAAATTTCACAAAAGAGTTCGTGAACAAAAAATTATCTGGCTGACCAAGAATAATATTAATTATTTGTCAAATGTTGTTCCCAATCGGAAAATAAAATCTGCGTATGCAAATGCAAATACAATTCTAATTGATGATACTCCTGATGTTATTGATGGATTCAATCGTTCCGGAGGAACTGGCATTCTTCATCATGATATTGAAGAAACCAAATTTAAATTAACTCTAGCATTAGGTTAAATTTTTACATGAGTTGCTGTTAATATTACCTTAAAGAAGCTATTCACTATCTTCTCGAGCGATTTGTCAAAACATTTCATAGTTAAAGAATGAACATTTTTTATCTTGACAACAGTCCAAAGATTTGCGCGGAAATGCATTGTGATAAACACGTTGTTAAAATGATTATTGAATCCGCGCAACTTATGTCTACTGCACATAGGTTGCTTGATGGAGTTCAAGAAGTAGAACGGAGATGCGTTCGCGGTTCGATACCCACACGTTGGCATCACATTAAAGTGTGGCGGCATCCAGATGAAAGATTCAATGAAGGATTAATGAGAGCTTCTCATGTCAATCATCCTTCAAATATTTGGGTTCGCGCAAGCAAAGAAAACTACACTTGGCTTTTAGAAATGTGGCGGCACTTGTTGGCCGAATATACTTATCGATATGGCAAGAGACATGCATGTGAAAAATATATTATTTTTTTGCATTCTATGCCAAAAAATATTCCAAATGTGCCATTTACTGAACCCACGCCTGCGATGCCAGATGAATGTAAAATTCAAGGCCAGTCTCTTGCTTCATATCATAAATACTACATAGAAAAAAAAGTAAGTTTCGCGAAATGGACTAAACGCGAAATTCCTAATTGGTTTCTTGAAGGACTTAGAGAACATGCCAACTTATACATTTCGCAATAAAGAAACAGACGAAACATTTGAAAAATTTATGAGCATTAGTGCAAGGGAAGAATATCTAAAAGACAACCCTCAATATGAGATTGTGATAGCGGAAGCCCCATTAATTGGCGATCCAATTCGTTTAGGCTTACGAAAACCCGATAATGGCTTTCGTGAAGTGCTTGCTAAAGCAAAAGAAGCACATCCGAAGGGAAATATTAATATATTCTGAAATGGGGCTATGTAAATTAACCGAAGGAAACTTACATGGCTAGAAAACCTGCTTCTATTCCAAAAGAACAATCAAATACAGAATATTATCAAGAATCTAACGAAAAATTACCAAGAGTAAAACCAATAAACAATAGTCTAAAGATTAAAGTGGATGATTTAAAAACTTTTCCACCACTTACAGAAAACCAAAAAATATTTTTTGATGCATACTCGCGCGGGGATTATTTTATAGCACTACATGGAGTTGCAGGAACAGGAAAAACTTTTTGTGCTTTATACAAAGCGCTCGAAGAAGTTTTAGACAAAACGAATCCTTTTACTAAAATTATTATTGTTCGATCAGCAGTGCCTTCAAGAGAGGTTGGACATTTGCCTGGCGATCTGAACGAAAAGATCGAAATTTATCGTCAACCATATCAGCAGATTTGTCATACGCTATTTGGTCGATTCGATGCATATCAACGATTAGAAGAACAAGGATTCATCGAATTCATCTCAACATCATTTATTCGTGGTATGAGTTTTGATGATGCAATTATTATTGTTGACGAGATGCAAAATTTGACCTATGAAGAAATTGACACGGTAATGACGCGAGTTGGATATCGTTCTAAAATTATTTGGTGTGGTGATTATCGTCAAACGGATCTGAACAAAAAGAAAAACGACATGAGCGGCATTCTTAAGTTTTTTGATATTGTTTCACATATGTCCGCTTTTACAAGAGTTGAATTTACTGTAGATGATATTGTTCGGTCATCTCTAGTTAAAGACTATATTTTAGCAAAACTTCAATATGAGGATATTATAGATGGGCTAAATAAAAATACACCAACAAGATAGGAAGGTTTAAAGTGAACTTTAAACATGTAGGTTGCGATATTGATTATGATCTGGAAACAAAAACAATAAACGGAAGTCGGTTTTACAGAACGCCCGAAGGATTACTATATCCGTCAGTTACGACGATTACTTCTCAGCACGGAAAAGACAAAATCGTTGCTTGGCGTGCGCGAGTAGGCGAAACGGAAGCAAATAAAATTTCTGCAAAAGCGTCAAATCGAGGTGCCATAGTTCATAAGTTGTGTGAAGACTATCTAAACAATGAAGATGACTTTGCAGAAAACACAATGCCCGATGCTTTTGTAATGTTTAAGAGTATTCAGCCAACTCTAGATAAATATGTAAACAACATTCATGCATTAGAAGTTCCTTTGTATTCTAATCATTTGAAAGTTGCTGGTCGTGTTGATTGTATAGCAGAGTTTGATGGTAAATTAGCTGTGATTGATTTTAAGACAGCAAGTAAACCAAAAGAAGAAAAATGGATTTTAAACTACTTTATGCAGTGTGCAGCTTATGCAGTCATGTACGAAGAGCGCACTGGTATTTCCGTTCCTCGAATTGTTGTTATTATTGCAGTTGCAGATGAGTTGCCACAGATTTTTTTGAAAACCCGCAATAAATATATTGAAGATTTTATAAAATATCGAGAAATATATGAAGAAATAAAAGATAAGTAGAATAAATATTGGTATTGCTGCATGAAGCAAAAAGAAATGTGTTCTGAACACTAAGGTGACTTCGACTTGTTCCATCATAACAAAATTTATATAAATTGAATGACATATTCCGATAAAGTAATTGATCACTACGAAAATCCTAGAAATGTTGGATCGTTTGACAAAAACGACAATACTGTAGGTACAGGTATGGTAGGTGCACCTGCCTGTGGGGATGTAATGAAACTACAAATTAAAGTCAACGATCAAGGCATTATTGAAGATGCAAAATTCAAGACTTACGGCTGCGGCAGTGCTATTGCCAGTTCAAGTCTTGTAACCGAATGGATTAAAGGTAAAACACTCGACGAAGCCGTTAGCATAAAGAATACTCACATTGCAGAAGAGTTATCATTGCCGCCTGTAAAAATACATTGCAGTATTCTTGCCGAAGATGCAATTAAGGCGGCAGTCAAAGACTATCAATTAAAATGTGTTTGTAGTTAGGAACTAAATATGTTAACAATAACGCAAGATGCACAGAAAAAAATTAGAGAAATTTTACTTAATGAGCCCACCGCAAGATATGTGAGGGCATTTATTTCTGGCGGCGGATGTGCAGGATTTAACTATGGATTTACCATTGAAGATGAAAAGAATGAAGATGATTTTATTGTCAATGAATTACTAGTAGATTCAATAAGTATGCAGTATTTTGATGGAGCAACTATAGATTACAAAACAGATAAACTACAAGGCTCACAATTTGTAATTTCAAATCCAAATGCAAAAACAACATGCGGATGTGGCAGTAGTTTTTCAGTTTAATTTGCATCACGTTAATAAATAATGTAAAATATACTTGAGACCTGTGCGAAAGCGCATCTCGCAAGAGATAAAGTCTTATTTGGGTAACAGATATATTACATATACCTAGGAGAAAAATTTATATGTCAAAAGTGCTTTGTGTTTTATATGATGATCCTGTAAACGGATATCCAACCAGCTATGCAAGAAATAATATTCCTAGAATAACGCATTATCCAGATGGGCAAACAGTTCCTAATCCACATCAAGTGGATTTTCAGGCCGGCACATTATTAGGCAGCGTAACTGGCGAATTGGGTCTAAGAAAATTTTTAGAAAGTATGGGACATGAGTTGGTTGTCACATCAGACAAAGACGGCGCAGATTCAGAGTTTGATCGACATTTGCCAGATGCAGAAATAGTAATTAGCCAACCTTTTTGGCCAGCATATTTAACCGCCGAACGGATTGCTAGTGCGCCAAAACTTAAAATGGCTCTTACAGCAGGTATTGGATCCGATCACGTAGATCTACAAGCTGCAATGGAGCGTGGCATTACAGTGGCAGAAATTACTTATTGTAATTCAAATAGCGTGGCAGAACATATTGTGATGCAGATGTTGAGTTTGGTTCGTAACTATATTCCCAGTTACAAGCAAGTGGTTGATGGTGGTTGGAACATTGCTGACTGTGTGTCTCGCAGTTATGACATTGAAGGCATGCATGTGGGCACTGTTGCCGCAGGCCGTATTGGATTAAGAGCATTGAAGTTATTAAAAGCATTTGATGTGCATTTACACTATTTCGATCGCCATCGTTTGCCGACACGGGTAGAACAAGAATTGAGCTTGACCTGGCATGATAGTGTAGAAAGTCTGGTCGAGGCAGTCGACATTGTTACGATCAATTGTCCGTTGCATCCAGAAACAGAACACTTGTTCGATGAAGAAATGATATCAAAAATGAAACGAGGCAGTTACATTGTCAATACTGCCCGAGGTAAAATCTGTGATCGTGATGCGATCGCCCGAGCTTTAGAAAGTGGTCATTTAGCAGGATACGCAGGAGATGTCTGGTTTCCACAACCAGCACCCCAAAACCATCCATGGCGCACCATGCCAAATCATGGCATGACCCCACATATTTCTGGAACCAGTTTGAGTGCTCAAACTCGTTATGCGGCAGGTGTGCGAGAAGTATTGGAATGTTATTTTGAACACCGCCCCATTCGCAATGAGTACTTAGTGGTCAAAGATGGCGCATTGGCCGGTGTTGGCGCCCACAGTTACTCCAAAGGTAATGTCACAAGTGGTAGTGAAGAGGCGACAAAATATAAATATAGATAGTAGGTATTGCTGTATGAAGCAAAGAGAAAAGTGTTCTGGACGCGGGTTCGACTCCCGCCTGGTCCACCATAAGGAATTTTAAATGCACAATGAAACTTCAAGAGAGTTTACCAGTAAAAGAAAAAAATCAGGTCTAATTAATGCTTTAAAATCTGGAAGATTATATGAAGAATATCTAAAGCATCCTAATGCTCAATATAAAATGACATTTAGTGAGTATAAGAAAAATAGGAAAAAAGATTTTTTATGATGGGCCAGATTATGGTTTCGACAGGGCAAAGAGTAACAGAGCAGACAGCACGGTAGGCGATGACCGTAAATCAAGCAAAAGAGTAAGCGCAAATGATGAAAAATTTGCATTGGCAGCATAAACACTGACTAGGGTTTCGGTAGGTTTCCTCGTAACAGAATAACCTACCATTTTTTAGCGCACACGCACAAAATGGAGCATGGGGCAAAAATCTCACATTTTATTATGCAAACTAAAGAAGAACTTGAACTCTGGTATCAAAATTCTGATCCTTGGGCATACAAAATAACCAAAGATGATTTGGATCGTAGACACAAAATATGTAAAATACTAGAGTCATATCTTCCTTATGAAAGGGCGTTGGATATTGGATGTGGAGAAGGATTTGTTACTGAACACATTCGAGCTAATGTTATTCATGGAATAGAAATATCAGATAAAGCGGCTAAAAGGTTTTCAAAGATCGGAAGAGCGTCGTGTAG